TAGCGTCCGAGCAATCTCAACACGTCAGCCTCGAGCCCGTCCTCGTACACAAAGAACCACTTCTCTTTGCCTTTAGTGAGTAAAATCACGTTGACCGAATCCATCGATTGCCCCTCCTTGTATGATCAGATCGGAGTCTGACTAGAATAGACTTCCCTGTTCTGGCGGATCGTCGCCTGTAGCGCTCTCCATGTGTCTTACGGCCTGCCGGTAGTATGCTTGCTTAAGTTCGATGCCAACCCCTCTACGGCCGTTAACAACAGCCCCATACACCTCCGACCCGACTCCCATAAATGGAGTCAATACTGTCTCGCCTGTATTAGTCCATAGATCGACCGCTCGACTTATTACGTCAAGCTGCAATGGGTGCATGTGCCGCTCGTCGCCCTCTACTTTCGTTTCCTTGTACGCCAGAACCGACCCCTTATCCGCCTTGGCATTCCCCATATTCCCTCGGATATCGTCCCATACCCCAGACGCATAGTTTTGCCAAATCCAATGAGAGTATCTATTTTCCGTTTGCTTTCCTTTCCATCGCCTGAACCGCTTTAACTCTTCCGGTATTTCACTGCTCCCGTGATACTCGCTAAAGCCTGTCGGATGCGTAACCGGAATGGGGTTATCTCCTTTCTTCCTGAACGGTATCAGGTAGTCCGAAGCAGCTACGTTTACCTGACAACAGTCGTCTACCGTTTGCCGATGAGCCAGGGCTTTCGTCATAGTTCGATTGCGGACCGCTAGAGGCTCTTTCCATATGCAGATTCGAGGCGTGTACTCAAATCCGTGTTTCTCATGCAGCTTGATGATGTCGCCTGGGAAGTCTTGATACCCGCAGATATTCGCGCCATCTTTGGGAGTGTCCATGCAGTGAACTGCGGATATGCGGCCAGGTAGAGTCAGCCTCGCGATCTCCGAAACGATAAACTCGTAGTGATCGAAAAACTCCTCATATGTCCGACAGTTCGATAGGTCGCGATCAGAAGACGAGTAGTTAAACAGGCACCCCCCTCCGTCGCTGGCGAACGGCGGCGAGTAGATGGAAAGATGTACCGACTCGCTAGGCATCGACTGCAATACTTCGGCCGAGTCACCGTGAAATATCGCGTATTGACCGGTGGCGACCTGATCTAACGTAGCCATTCAGGAATCCTCTCTTCTTCACCGGCATACTGAGTGCGGCTGATTCGAGTTTCTTCATTCATAAACTTAGACAGTGATCTAAACATCCCCTCCGATTGCATCGACTTCCGTTGCAAGTTCGCCAGAACGCCACGGCCGCCTTCGGTCGTGATTATCTTAATCGTCACGTCGTGAACTTGGCCGAATCGCAATGACCGCCGGACTGCCTGGTAGTACTGCTCGAACGAGTCGCTAGGGAACATTACTTGATGATGGCAGTGCTGCCAGTTGAGTCCCCAGCAGCCTATCTTAGGCTTGGTTACTAGGGTCTTAATCTCGCCTGATGTGAAAGCCAGCAATCGCTCTTCCTTCTGGTCATCCGGCATAGAACCGCTAACCTGCACCGCATCAGGCACCAGTTCCTCAACTAGGTCAGCTTCGGGATTCAGATGGCACCATGAAAGAGAATATCCGTCGTGCCCGATGATCTCCGCCGCCGCTCGCTCGCACCGCTCTACCAGAGACTCCCGACGCTCAAATCTGTGCTCTCTCATGTTAGTAGGAGGCCGAGCAAATAGATGTCCAGGCATGGGCTTATTGCAGTCGATAATTATCTCTCGCTCTTCCAGTTCCGGTAGAACGAACTCGCCATCCTCAAATCCTAAGTCGGAAGGCTTCCGGCATGCCCTGGCCCATGAGCATACCCATCGCCAGAACGGCTGCCCGGCATGCCCCTTAAATCTGTACTTAACTCTGCCCCATCCACGGTGATCCTTTCCTGTCTCCTGCTTGAAGAATCGGCCAATCATATCCCTGTATCCCAGCTCCCCAAGAGTCTCCGAAGACGTACCTAACTCATGGAAGTCATTCGGTGATGGTGTAGCAGTGCAAAGGAATCGATACTTCATCGAACGGCTAAACTCCCTCACTGACTTAGTGGTCACCGCATCGTCTGATTTAATCACGCTTGACTCGTCGCAAATGAGCATACAGAAATCAGAAGAGTCGAATTTGTGAAGCTGCTGATAGTTCGCGATGACTATCTTGGCGGATGCAGCAAACCTTCCGTCCTTCGCCCTCACCGCTTCAACGCCGAACTTCGCCGCCTCTTTAAGCGTTTGATACGAAACAGCCAGAGGCGTAAGCAGCAATACCCTCCCGTTAGTCTTGCGGACAGTATTCTCAGCTATCACTAACTGCATCGGAGTCTTGCCGAGTCCGCAATCAGCGAAGACCGCCGACCTGCCTTTACGTACCGACCACTCGACTAAGTGCTTTTGAAAGTCGTAAAGAAAGTCAGGAAGCCATATCGGATCAAATCCGAAATCGCCCTCTAGATGAGCCTTTGAATCTAGAAACTCCTGATATATCACTGCTCCGACTCCTTTAGTATCTTCATTATCAGCAAGGCAATCCGCCCGCTAGTTCCCGTCCAGCAGTTACCCGATCCGTATTTAGCGCACCATTCTCGTAATTCGTTCACCTCTTCTTCGCTTAATATCCACACCCGTACAGCCCTCCTTGTATGATCCCGCCACCAGCCCTGCGACAAGCCGAGCGGCGACGGGCATGCGCGTCTATCTCACGCATGTATCGTCAAGTTCATCCTTCGTTCCGTTCGATCCAGCACGCAACGGTGAGGCCAATGGCAACGCCGATTGCAATGGCCGACGACGTAAGAACTAATGGCATCCTGATTGCCTCCGAGTAAGAACCACGCAGCGGGTTGCGTTTGCGACTCCGTCGCACCCGCTGCGGCGTGTGAGTCCGTTCAACGTCCTTGACTAGGCTGCTGGATGCTGCCGCATCGGCGGCAACTCGTCGCGTGCGATACGAAACTCCTGCGGAGCGTCGATGCCCAAGCAGACCTTGCCGCCGCGAATGTTTGAAACCTTGACCGTAAACACCTTGCCATCGATGGCTACGCGGATTGCTTCGCCAGATTTCCTCGTCAGACTCAACATGCTAAGCCTCCTCCTCGTCGTAAAACTGAAACGCGAGGCGCGTCTTGTTATGAGTGACAGTGACCTGAGCCTTTCGGCCCATTCGGTGGGCTCGCTGGTAGATCGACTGCCTCACCTGACTCACTGTCTTGCGAAACTCGATCGGCTTAACTTCCCACCACTGACCGTCGCACCATTTATCCCAAGGATAGATGGGCGACCGTCCGACTGGTGCTTTCTTGAGCACTCTGCCCTTGACTTCCATTTACCGAACCTCCTGAGTAAACGAGACTACATCTTCGCGGCGTAGTCGATGATGTCCTGCCCGCGGACGAATCCGCCGCAGTTCAATCGGTAGCTACTCTTCGTTGCCTTCGAGGAATGCGACGATCGAGGACAGTCGCCTGTTGACTTCGCTAAGGCTGCCAACGTCGGCCCAGTTGATCGTCCGCTCGTCGTCGCCGAGCGCGGGGTCGTCGAAAAGCAGCTCGCCGATCCGTTGCACCAGGTCTTGCGCGACCAAGTGCTCGATCCCGTAAGCGGCTCCGGCGGTCAGTTTCGGTGCTTTGGTCTTGCTGGCGTGCATGTTGTTCTCCGTTGCGTTGATGTCTTATATACACACCTTATCGACAACCAAGCACAGTGTCAACACCATAAACCGGAAGAAACCGGAAGAAACCGGAAGAAATGAACACAAGGACTTCGACAAAAACTGAGACACAAGACACTCGTGTCTCGCATTGTCTGTAAAGCCTCAAGCAGACTACCCAAAAGCCTTAAGACGGCCGCTGGACGCCGATATTGGGGTTCTTCAGTTCTGCGAGGATCTTATCCAGCAAGCCTACGACGCGAGCGTCGCTTGGTGTTTCCGGCATAGGCTTGTCGTGCCGCAAGGTCTTGACTCTTTCGGCTTCGATTCTTTCTATGTTCAGTTTTCTAGCCGGTGGAGGTGGAGCAAGCGAAGCGTCAACTGCTTTCTGCATAGCCTCTTCCAGTTTAATGAGCGCAGCCCTGCTCTTTGCTCGTTTGGCCTCCAATTCCTTCAGTGTGGCCTCGGAAGACGCCACGAGATCTGACGCTGTAGAACCTACCATACCGAATGGCATCAGCCCCGAGAGATATCCGCCTGTCGGATCTGTAGACTCAGCGAGTTTGGCGCCCGCAAGTTGTGTCCGCACGATGGCGGCTTGCAAATTCTCAAACCCGGCGACCGCGAACCCGACTCCCTTGACTATTGCCTGCATCGAGATCAGGAGTGCAGAGAATCCTTCGCTCGATGTCTCCCCGAACGCTTTCCAGTCCACGTCTGCGATTGCGTCACTTATCTCCTTTACAACATTCTTCAGGTTGGTTGTTTTTGTTAGCACTGTGCCAAATTCAGCCGCCGCCTTTTTAATGTTGCCCTTGAGAGTCGAAAATAATCCGTTAAGCGTTTTCGACTGAGCAGACATCGCGTCAAAGAACATCCCGCCTTCGCTAGTTAGTTTCTCAAATGCGGCTTGGATCTCAGGCAGCTTAATCTTGCCCTGCGTAACCATCTTACTAATCTCTTCGCCAGTCTTGCCGAGCGATTCGCCGAGCACCTTATTGATGTTGATGCCTCGCTCAGATAGCCGGTTCAGTTCCTCCATCGACGCTTTGCCTTTGGTCTTTATCTTGCTGTAAATATCGACGATGTCAGCAAGCTCACTATTCGAGCCTGCTGCGATGTCGCCCAGCGTTCTCAACTCGCCGTGAAGCTCACCAGTCCCGGTGCCTGTCGCAAGCAATCGCCGCCCCGCCGCGAATACCTCATCAGGCTCGAACGGCGTCTTCGTCGAGAAGTCGAACAGACCACTAACGACCTTATCGGCTTTCTGGGCTGAGCCAAGCATCGTCCTGAATGCGACTGTTGTCGATTCGAGATCGGCGGCAGCCTTGATCGAGAACACGGCCAGGCCAGCCGCTGCCGCCGCGCCTAATGCGCCCATCTTCAGAGTCAGCCTTCCAGCCGCCTTTCCGAGGCTCGTCATTCCGCGAGCCATAGACCTCATTGCCCCGCCAGCATTGCCGCGAATAGCCCTACTGAATCCGTGTGTCTCCGTTTTCGCCCGCTTCAGCTTCTGCGTGAATGGTCCCGTGTTTGCGTTCACGTCTAGCGTGAGTGTTCCCAGGTTCGACATTATTCAGCCCTCGCCCGTTTGATTGCTTGCCTGATTATCGACTCAATCGACCAGCCCGCCAACCTCGACGACATCAACGGCCATCGACGCCTGATCGCCTCTTGCTGTATTTCGCCAACCAGTGATGCCATTTCGCGCTCGCAACCATCAGGCCCGAGTTGAGTCATGCGGTGGCGGATCGAATTGCATTGGCACCCTGCAACCGGCAGGAATCCCATCGCCGCGAATAGCTCCGCAAGATGCCCGCCCACGCCCTTGATCTTCTTCTGCCTCGGGCAGTTACGCCTGACGCTGGGCTTGCGAGACTCCCAATGGCAGAACGAGCACCGATACAAATCGCCCGTCGATTCGAGTTCGCAAATAGGATTTGTGCGGATCACGGCGCATTCTCCATGTGGCAGAACGTCCCACCTGGATAGTTGCAAGTGTAAATGCCGCCGACGTATGAGCAATCAAGGCAGCCAATCCCCGGAAAGCTGGGCGGCCAATCGCAATCGCCAGCCCTGTAGTTATACGATGCCGGACTGGTGAAGTCGTATCCGGTCGTTAGATTGCAGTCTTGAGTGAATCCAGAATCGGGGTTTCTGCTGGGTGTGCTGTCGATAATTGCCGTGTCAATGATCAAGCCGCGATGGATACTAGGGGAGCCCGAAGCCGGGTCACATTCGATGCGGATCTCTATCTGCCAAAACCACCCAACGCCACCGAAAATGGGCTCGTCGTAATCCATGAAAACGGCCACCCTCAGAACAGCCGTTTCGTCGCATGTGCCGTTTCCGTCGTCCGAGATGCCTTGGATGTCGCCGATGACTCCCTGATATGTCCACACGCAGGGATGCCCTACGTTGCTGACGATAATCGTGCTCTCTTCGGCTTCGCCGCCCCAGAATGTTAGGCTGTACTCCTCTTGCGTTGTGCCCTCGTCGCACATCGCGCAGATAGCCGCAGTGCCGCAACAATTGCAACTCGGCGAGAATTGCATTCTTAGCCTCGAGTATCCGCCAGCAAGGCGATGGCGTAAATCGAAGGCGTAACCGCTGTGCCGGTCGCCGCATCGGTACAGGCGATAGTGATGCCGACATCCAGAAGCGAACCGCCAATGAGGCTCGAGTCCGTTAGCGTGAAATCCTTGCTCGCCGCCGTTAGGCTATTCATGCTCTGACTGGCGGTAGTACATAGGTCCGTTGGAGCACCGTTGAGCGTGCCATCCTTATCGACGAGGAAGGCTGTAACATCTACCGTGCATGATGCATCAGCGACGGTCGTCTGCATGCCGCAAGTCACGCGAACTTGTACCGTCTCATCGGTATCGTATTCGGGCGGTAATCCCCACAAAAAACGAGCGTAGCGGATTACCGTCCCTGCCGCTTTTAGGTCACCCGCCTGAATCATCGGCGCATCGGTTCCATGAGCGCCGCCGACGAGCCCCAGATCATCCGAGGCTGCGGTGCCCGGCAAGACCGTGTGCAAGGCGTCGTGGACTCGCAGATCAGTAAATGGGATCTGAAACTCAGCTAACGCATTCTGCTCGAGTTTGCTGCGAGCGATATCCGCTGTCGCCGAGACTGCTGCATTTGTGATCGTGTTAGCTGGCATCACGCCCATCGTAGCGGCGTCACCGAAAACGACTGTACCCGTAAAACGAGTATCACCTAGCACGTTGGTAGCCATGTCTATTCTTCTCCGTTATTGGCAATCAGCGGACACCAGGGTCCAAGCCCCGGTGCGGTTGCGTTGAATGTGGCAGTAAGTATCTTTCGCGACCGTCTGCGAGTAGATATTTTGCACCTCGCTATATTCGTAGTCGGTGCCATCGTCATTCGTTCGGGTCAACGACGTTACCTTGCCTGTTCCGAGCGTTACACCTGAGCGGGCCGTGAACGCCGTTGAGACAATGCCATCATCGCACTCTCGCAGGTAGACTCGGTTCGTCTTCGGTGTGTCTGTGGGCGTTGGTGGCGATTGACGGAGAATCTGTGTCAGTTTCTCCGCATCTCGAAAGTCAAAGCCAACGACATTCCTAGGCATGGGCTAACTCAATAGGGGATTAAATGCAACCGACTCATAAACCGTAAAGGACACAGGTGATGGCGAGTCTGAGTATTCGCCGAAAATGGGGTCCAGGTCTACGCTTGACGCGCCTTTTTCTGTCATCGCCGAGACTTTGACGCCCGCCTTTATAAACATCGGCCCTCTATTAAATGACTTCACGTCCCAAGTCCGCTTAAGACCGCTTGCCGCCCTGGTCTTCGGTGCGAACTTGATGGGATACGTGACTCGCCAAAACTGAACACCCGCTATAAACTCGGCCCGAGCCTGGATGCCGCCCATCAACGCCGATCCTACGGGATAGCCCAGGTAGATATCTGAATTAATCTTTCCGCTGTAGGCGTCTTGAATAGCCGACGTGAAGCCCAATTCCCAGCGAGTGTAGCGTAGCGTGCTTATGTATTCTGTTTTGACTAATGGCGGCTCTGTGAATGGGTCACCGGCAGCGTTTAGGATTAAGTCGCCTGAAGTGTCATATATCGGAGTGGTTTGAATCGCTTCGGTGTCCCACTCAATCTCAGGCGCCCAGTCCTGCGGGTCCATGACATCGCTGCCCCACTTGGTGGGATCAACTTGGCTATCCCAAGAGACCTCAACGAGCCAGACCTTTCTCGTCTGGTCGTGGTCTGTTATTCGACGACTGACGACATACGCGCCGGTGTCGGTGTTGCCGTTGTCACCGACAAACGATGAGCCCAACGCAGGCAACCCGGTTGTGTTATATACGTCGTCTTCGTCATCCGTCCCGTCGCTCGAGATGATCATGTAAGTCGTCGTGTACAGTCGCACGACGAGGCCCACGCCCTCCGATTTGAAATCGGCCTTGCGCGAGCCTCTCATGATTCCCTGAACTGATGTCGTCATTTCACTGACCGTACAATCGATAGTTGCTCTTCAACGCTTTTGTGCTCTCGCCGGATACGCCTGGCGGGCGCCGCTGGTATCTTCCGCTCTTGCTTGTCTGGTAGCCCAAAATGAAGGTCATAAGCCATCAGGTCGAGCACATCCTGCCGCGTCATCCTTTCACCCAGCTCCTCCGGCGGGATTCGGTACAGCAACGAAAGCCGAATCGCAAATGACTTACCGGGGAGCCTTCTCAGTTTTTTTCCGCAGGTCCAACGTCGTTATTCAGTTCAGTCGCGGCGTCGAACAGCCGACCGATCACGGCCGGTGCCTTCTCGCTCAACTTCGCCAACTGATCATCCGTGATCGCCTGCCGCTTGCCGTCCGCATCCGCCCAGCACGCGGCCACATACCCTGCGCGAAGCCCAGCCAGAAGCTCTGGGTTGTCTTTGCCGAAGGTTAGCCTGGCCTCGAACTCATCAAACTTGGCCGATGTCATAGTTTTTAAGCACACGTCGCCGCCCCATTCAGGGCAAGCGACAGTAACTGTGCGACCGTCTTCCGCAGCAATCGCCGCGTCAATTGAAAGTGCCATCTAGCTTGCGTCCGTCGGTGTAACAGCCCCGAGCCAACTGATCGTGTAATTACCCACGCACTTATCCTCGAGCGGGATCGTGAAGTTGTGGGCACTGATTGCACCGCTACCGGCAAGAGTCGCGGCGGTAGCTTCGCCTGAGACCTTCTTAAAGGTAAACGTCATCGTTTGCGCCAGCCCGATCGCCGTGTTGAGCGTGTCGAGCTTGTCCGGGTCAACATGAAACTCAACCTCGAGCGTTCCGGGTTCCTTCAAGTCGGCCATAACCTTCGTTCGCGTGCCCGTGGTCCCGAGGTGAGAGGTATCGACGACCGGCACCTCTTGGCCCGAGAAGTTGGCGCTGAGGATCTCAACGTCGTAGTCGGTTGTCCCCATCGCAAGTGAGCAACCCGTACCCGTTCTGACTGTCATGCCGCTTCCCCTATAGTGTTGGTGCCGTTTCGGTTATCGATATAATCCAGTCCTGCGAGATCACCCAGCGATACGCATCGCTGGCGTCTTGCGGGTCTTCCGCTTCGTGTTGCTGCGAATCGAGCTGGCATGTCTGGGCGTATTCGCTCCCCATCGTGCCGCTGTATCCGTCAGCCGCGTTTCGTATTGCTTCTGCCGCGTCCTGAGCCGCGCCGAATGTCTCAGCGATCACGTCGAGCTGAACCCGTGCCATTGCCAGCAATGACGCCCCGCCCATGTGATGCTCTTTCACATCGCTGATAACATGAAACACAACGGCCGGAAGCGTCGGATCTTGCGGCAAGTGGTCGCGATGTATCCGCGTCCCCACCTCGTCGGTGACGCCCGACTTGGTGAGCAGATACGTCCGAAACCCTCGGCCTGCGTTGCTCATCCCGTATTCGCCTTGATGCCGTTGATGATCTTGGTCTGAAACGCTCGCCGCATTTCGCCCTTGCTTGAGTCCCTCGCAGGTCGCATGAACGGCCTCGGCCTCGCTCGCTTGCCTGTGTCTTTGCCCTTTACCGTGACGATTCGGTGCCCTCGTTCCACCAGATGAGCGTGTGCGCCGCCGCGTTTCCGAAATCCAATGCGAGAGCCGATGATGCCTTTCCGCGCGAGTTCTGCGGAGTTCTTCCATTTGCTCGACGGCACTTGCATCATCGAACGCTTGAGCCCGGTTAGCTTGCCATCCTTGTTCCTCGACTTGCGGTCAGGAATGAGTCGCTTGGTTGCTTTGATCATCGCCGAGCCCGCTGCTCGTGCGCCTTGCCGTAGGTACTTCCTCTGCTTCGATCCGGTGAGGGCGTCAAATCGCTTATCGATTACATTGAGTCCCGTGACCGTGGCGGTCATTTGTCGTCTACCTCGCGGCAAATCAGCACCAGTTCGCGGCGGTAGCCGTCTGGATCTGTGACGCGATCGATATTCAAAAGCCGCCCGTCGTCTGTCTTTAGTCGCATCTTTGGTGACACGTCGTCGAGATGCCGAATCGTCACCGTGTGCGAGATTCCCGCCTCGATTCCCTCGCCGCGTCTCGTCTCGCCTCCTCCTTGTGTCTCGATCTTCGCGGGCACATTGCGCATCCATCTCGACCACGAGGCTATCGACTCCCCGTCTGCATCAATCGTCGGCGTGCTGGTCTGGATAGTGACCAGGCGCCTCAGTTGCCCCGACCGTATGCGAGCCATTCGTCCCCTACCTTGTGAATGCCAATTAACCGCTCGGCCGTCTCGCCCATCTTGCCGCTGCCATCTCGCTCGTTAAACCAATCATCTATCAGCATCAGCATGCACGCCTTGACGCTGGCGGGCACTTGCGCCGCCGTCCCGTATCCGCAGATCGCTCGCACAACCAAAGCACCCTCAATGCCGCGAGCGACCGGCCAAACTTCGTTGAACACGGGAAACACTCGGCCAGGCTCATTCGCGGCATCAACCGTGTAATTGCTGCTAGACCATGTCGTTGAAACGCCATCCGCGTCGGTGTAAGTCACGCTCGTAATCGACTGCACCGGCGAGCGAGGTATCAGCAACGGCTGCCGACCGACAGGGAATGAGTCGAACGTGAAATCCCATGTAGCCGTCACGGTTTGCCTGTTTGTGCTCTCCTCGAAGAACCGCCGCGCCGTTTCAATCAGCGACGTGATCTGGGTGTCGAAGTCGTTATTAGCGGACGGCAGGCCGAGGTGAGTCTTGACTTCCGCCATCGTCAACGGTTCGGTCGCGGCTGCGGTTATGAGTGTTTCGCCGTACACGCTAGTCCGCCTTTTTGGTTCGTCTTCGCGGCTTAGGCTTTGTTGCCGTCTCTGGTGCGACCGCTTCGGCTAACGTCGCCTGTTGCGTGTCAATCATCCGCTGCCCTTCAGCGGACGAAACCTCGATCACGTCGCCTGGGGCGTTGCTGAACCGATCGCCCGCCCGGCCGACAAGTAATTTAATTCGCATAGTAGATTCCAAAGGGGGGAGAAGCCCGGCGACTGCGCCCAATACACAGTCGCCGGGTTCCCTGTCGAGTTGACTACGCAGCAGCCTGAACAAGCAACTTCAGGGCACCCGCTTGGATCGTGTCGCCATCATGCCGCGAGAATGCGACAAACCCGGTTTGATCCAAGTCTCGATAACGCTCTTCGAGTCGGTGCAGACGGACGTTCGACACGTCGCGAATGACATACTTCTCGAACGCGCCGAAAAGAACCGTCTTGGCGTTGATCGCCGCAGCCGATGCCATTTCCTGATTAACCACAACCGGGAAACCGAAGAGCATGTCAGGCACGCCAGCCTGAACGCTCGGTTCCCACAGATAGCGACTATCGCCATCCTTGAGTTTGCGAACCAGTTTGAGGATCGCATCGTTCATCATGAACCCGACGCTCGACAGGCCCCGATAGGCCGGATCGACTGAGTGCGCCAGGTCAATGATCTCGTCGCCGGTAATGGCAGTTGCCGAAGCAGCAGTAACGCCCGTGCCCGCAGCCGTCACGATACCATTTGGCTGACTCGAGCCGGTGCCGGTCGTCATGTGGGCCGCCGTGGCGCGTCCCAGTCGCTCACCAAGCAGACTCGCGATCACTTCGCCGAGGTTAAACGCCGTATCCTCAAGCAACTCCTGGGAGACCAGGATCGGCTTGCTGGAATACTTGTAGGCGTTGAACGTCGTCACGCCGAACGTCGGATCTACCGACGCGCCGATGGTTGTCGCTTCCGCCAGCAGAGCGCCGGAGTTGCTGGTGTCATCGACAGTCGGCCAGGGGAGATCATTGCCGCTTGCCGTCCGCACGATGCGGCAGACCTGTCGCGGGCCGTTGAAAGCCAACATGGCTCGCTCAAGCTCATTGACGAAGCCCTCGGGCACTGTGTATCCGCCATCCGCTGCGGTGCCGACATTCAGCCCGGCACGCTGCTCGGGCATCAACGGGCGACCGCTGCGAGACCAGATACCGTTGCCGCGGATGTTGTCGAGCGACTTAAATCGCGCGTCAAATCCTTTCGACTGGTAGTTGATGCCAATCAGGCGACAGGCTGCCTTATGCTCTTCGGTCACCTCGAGTTCGTTGGCGTGTCGCAGCCAAGCCTGAAGCGATAGCCGCCGATGCTCGTCAGTGACCCCTGGCGAGTTCGCTCGGTCCTGCGGTTTGGCGTCGTCAAACCCAGGCTTTTGCTCGGACTGAGAACGCTCTTGATGCTCGGCGACTTCTTCCGCTCGAGCCCGGATGCCGTCAGCCGCGCGGGCCGCATCCATTTCCTTGCAAGCAGCGTTGTATTCGTCGTTGACCTTGTCCCACGATTCCTTATCTTCGGCCGACCATTCGCCTTGCCGGCCAGCCAGTTCCTTGATCTTGGCAGCAAGTTCGTTTCGTGTTTCTTGCAGTTCTTGCAGTGACATTTCGCCGTCTCCTTGATAGGTCGGCGAGATGCGGCACGAAAAAGACGGCAGCGGTTCGCCGACACTGAAATGATTAAATCAGTGTGCAACGAACTGCTGCCGTCTGGCGGTCGCTCGGTTCGAGTTACTACGATCTTACGAATCAGCCCCTATCCGTCAAGTGTATTTTCGATTTCCACGACTCGAGCCCTCACACGCGCGGCCTCGCGTTCGCGCCGCATAGCAGCTCTCCACTCGTCCCGCTCGCTCCTGGCTTCAGCGATGTCGGTCTGCCGCAGGGAAGACGTTGAGGCATCGTAGGCCGGAAAGACAACCGGCCCGACTTCCCACAACTCGACCTCCCGAACTTCCCGAATTTCCACAGATCGGCCATCTTCGCTGTCCTCGTCGGTCCAATTAGCCCTGATAGGCACAAACATAAACGACGAGCCGCTAACGTCACCTCGCTCAATTGGGGCGACGACCTGATCGCGAACCAGTTGCGTATCTGGCGCCGTGATCTCGTATCGAAGCCCAACCTCATCAACCGAAAGAGCGAGCGTGCCTGAAGTATTTCGGCCAAGCACGATATTCACGTCATGGTTGAATAGTGAGCGTACATCGTCCTCGGCGATCGCTCGATCGAAGGCACCTGGCAGGATGCGTTCGTAGGCGTCCTCCCATAGCTGAAACTGAGTGCCTTCATCGTCCGCGTTGTAAAACACGGCGCCATAGCCTGTTATCTTTCTGCCGTCGCCGTCTTCCCGCAATTCGACGGGCCGTTTAATAAATCGCTTTGCTTTGGTCATCAATCCGACTCCTTGAGTTCCTGCGTGATAAACTCAGCCCGCTGCTCATGCTTCTTCAGGATTTCGCCAGCAACACTCGACAATTCATCCGCCTGGGTCCGGTTGAGTGCCTCGTTGAGTTCGTTGCATAGGGCGTCAAACACCAAGCTCTCTACGTCTGGATTGTCACCGAACGTCGCTCTGAACTGCTCCCGGTGCCACGCCAACCCGCCATCAACCCACTCGCAGAATGCCGTTGGCTTCTTCGCCTTGTGTCGTCCACGTTGGCCGATATTGAATAATAGGCGCCGAACGTCATGTAGCGTGCGGTCTTCGTCCTCGCTCACTTCAGACGAGCCGCCGATGTCATCCTCGACGGGAATCGCAGGCGCATCTTCTCCGGTGGTATTGTGGTTCATCGGTGAGTAGTACACGTTGCCGCCGTCGCGCGGGTTCATGTTCTCGAATGACCGAACCTCGTTCACGCTCCAAACGCCCCACTCTAGGCCGGTCTCGTAGACTTCCATTCGTGCTTTCGCATTCATTCGCAAGAGCGACTTAGTGTTGTGCTCGAAGAAATGCGATTGCTGCTCTGCTGTCGTTAGCAGCTTCGCCCAGCATTCGTCGGCGATCAGGTCGAGCCAGATTTGGATCGTCGAGTCTAGATAGGCTTGATTGTCTTCCGATTTCGAGTTGTAGCTGACCGAATCCGACAATCCCAATCGACTCGGTGACAGATTGAACCATCGAGCGACCTCCCGCACCTGGTCCTCTCGTAGCTCGTGATGCTGCGACTTCTGCGCGTCTACCGTCACGTTGTGGAACTTTGCGCCCTCACGCAGAATCGCCGTCTTGAACCAATTACCCTTGCCCTCGTATTTCTTGTACCAGCCGGCTTCCAGATTGTCGGCCGCTTTTTTGGTGTAGTGTGGCGGGATCTCGAGCACGCCACCGGCTTGAGCACCGTTCGCGAAGAACTCGCTGCCAAACCCTTCAGCCGCCAATGCCAATCCCCACGAATCAGTCGCATGAGAGACCAAATCGCAGCCGCTCATGTTGTCGGTCGTGATGCCTTCGACGTGGATCACGTCCGAGGCCAACAGCGGAGTCGGCTTGCCGTCCACGACAGTTACGAACCGCAACTGCCCGCTCTTACGCTCTGGATACGTTCGGTCTGGCAGGAGATTAATCAGCCCAATCGGTTCGCCTCGGCCGTTACGATCGATAAACGCATATGCGTTATTCCATAACAGCGAATGAACCATAAACCGGCGCCAGAACTTTTTAGCGGTAACTTCGGCATTTGAACGGCGTCGAACGACATTGCTTGCCGGTACGCCTATCGCCTTCTCGCGAGACTTGGCATCAATCCGGCGGAACAAGTCGAGCGGTTGTTTGGCTATATCGCCAGAGATCATCGAGACTGCCTGCCAGACTGGCGCAAGGCTTAGCGCGTTCTTGTGCGTGACGTTAACGCCAGCACTAGACCGCGATCCGCCGAAGGCGTCATTCCACGAATCAGGATCTGTCAGCGACAGATTCGGATTCTCAAGCGATCGAGTCAGCCCTAAGAATTCGCTAAGCATGTTTCACCAATCCAATCAAAGCCGCGATTGAAGCGAGCCAACCCACAGCGAGCAAGCCCCAGCGATAGTCGAACATCGCCGCCGCGCAAACGAACAGAGCGACACCTAATATCAGCACCGTTTCGCGTGCTCGTTTCATTATCCGAATTCCAGTTCATTTTCTTCGTAGTAACTGCTCTGCGATTCAGCCGCATTTGCCAACGCCCGGCCCTTCGCCATCGCTAACGACACGGCACCGTCTATCTTATCCGCCGACTTGCCCTTGCTGAACTTGATGCCGTCGTCTCGCTGGTCGGCCGCGCAATTTGCCAGGCACCAGGTCAGCACTTCATTACCGTCGTGATAGACACGCCGCGCCGCGATGTCGTCCAATATGCCTTGAGTGCCTGCGGTCATCTGCTGCATGCCCTGCGACACAGACACGACAGGGAACCCGTCCGCCACCAGCGGATTCACCACAGCATCAGCATTCCACGGGTCGAAGCCGATCTGCTGTACGTTGAAATCGGCGCACGCCTGCCGGATTATCTTCTCAATTTCATAATGGTCGATTCGGTTGCCTCCGGTCTCGGATAGCCAGCCGTCAGATACCCATTGCCGGTAGTGTGCCATCTGCTTCTTCTCACGCTCGGCAATCTTCTCTTCCGGGCACCAATACCACCCGAGGACATAGGCCGGTTCGTCTTCTGTCGCCTCGAAGTAGATCACAAACGCCGCGAGATCCTCGCTACTCGCCATGTCGAGCCCAGCGAAGCAACGCCGACCTGATAAATCCGGCCGCTCGGTTGCGCATGCTTTCCAGTCCTCAATAGGCACAACCTTCTCGACTTGTGCCGTTGGGATGTTGAGCAGATACCGCTTGAAAGCGTTCTGCTTTGCTGGGCTGTTAGTCGCTTCGTCGTAGGCTTGCTGTATCTTGTCTTCGGTCACTGTGTGCCCCAGTGAAGGCATCGCCTTCTTCCATTGTTCCAGTTCGCCGCAGTGTTTCCAATCGTTAATGCACTCCTCATCAGCCTGGGCGACGTAGGCGAATCGGTGTAGGTCAATTAGAGCCCCGCCCAGAATGCCCTTGGCGTACTGGTACTGCTCCCACCAGATCGTCGTCTGATCCGCCACGCCGACAGTCGAGACCGACAACATAAGCGAATCCGGCCGAGCTGCTGAAGCGTAGGCGATGCCGTCATATAGCTCACGCGAACGCTGAACGTGAATCTCGTCGAACAGAACGAGGTTCGGGTTGATTCCCTCGACGCCGCGACTGCACGCCTCACCAGCGAGAGCGGCATAGAACGAACTCTGAGCATGGAAGACGACACGCTTCTGTGAGTCGATTGGCTTGAGCCTGTCCTGCAACGCTGGTGAAGTGCGAGCCATCGCCGCAGCTTCACGGTAGATAATCCCCGC